GAAAAAATGAAAGTCTATCTAGAGAGTGATGACGAGATCATCAACCTAGAAGCAAAGATCAAATATCTAGAGCAGATGCTTTACTGGCTTGATCAAGTCATGAAGCAAATCTCTAATAGAGGGTTTCAGATCAAGAGTGCCATTGAGTGGGAGAAATTTGTAAATGGACAATGATGACCACCCTCAGTATTAAAAAGAAAAACGAAGTATACGTTACTGTACAGTCCGCTGAGCCTCATGTTCATCATGAACTCTCGGACTATTTTTCGTTTGAAGTTCCTGAAGCAAAATTTCTAAAGAAAAATCCCAGGTACAAATACTGGGATGGAACTATTCGTCTGTACTCTCCTGGTACAGGCGAACTTTATGGTGGTCTGATGAAGCACCTACAGGTCTGGGCAGATGAAAGACAATATACTATTGAGTATGAAAAAAATGATTGGTATGGAGATGTTGAAGAAACGAATGACTTTGTTTCTCCTGCTGGTATCAAAACCTTTATGGACAAGATCACCAGAACGGGAATTACTCCACGCGACTATCAGTACCGTGCGGTCTACGAAGCTGTAAAAAATAACCGCAAACTTTTACTTTCTCCTACTGGAAGTGGGAAGTCTCTGATGATCTATTCCCTCGTCAGATACTATACTGCTACCCACAAGAAGACGCTCATCATCGTCCCTACTACGTCCCTGGTAGAACAGATGGTCAATGACTTTAATGACTACGGATGGAATGCTGACGATCATGTACATAAGATTTATTCGGGCAAAGATAAGAATACTGACAAACCAATTATTATTTCCACCTGGCAGTCAATCTACAAGTTTCCCAAGAGATACTTTGATGACATTGACTGTGTTATCGGTGATGAGGCACACCTATTTAAGTCAAAGTCCCTCACAGGAATTATGACAAAGTTGCATAACGCAAAGTATCGCTTTGGTTTTACTGGAACACTTGACGGTAGCAAGACACATAAGTGGGTTCTCGAAGGATTGTTTGGTAACTGTGAGCGTGTGACTAAAACGGATGATCTAATCAGAGAAGGATATCTTAGCAAGTTTAGAATTAAAGTGTTGCTATGTAAGCACGCTCCGCAATATTTTGAATCATATCATGATGAGATGGAGTATCTTGTAGAGCATAGAGGTAGAAATAACCTCATTAAAAATCTAGTCAAAGATATAGAAGGTAATACACTTGTTTTATTTAACTACATTGAGAAGCATGGTGAACCACTTTTTGATTTGATAAATAGCACCATAGACCCCGAGCGGAAAATCTTTTTCGTTCATGGTGGAACTGATGTAGAAGACCGAGAAGAAGTCCGACAGATTACTGAGACTGAGAACAACGCTGTTATCATCGCATCTTACGGAACTTTCTCTACTGGTATTAACATCAAACGATTACACAATATTATCTTTGCGTCCCCTAGTAAGTCGCGCATCCGCAATCTTCAGTCCATCGGACGTGTCCTCAGGAAAGGCGAAGGCAAAGACATGGCAACCTTATACGATATCGCTGATGACATTGGCGGACAGAACTACACCTTACGACATTTGAATGAGAGAGTAAACATTTACAATGAAGAGAACTTTAAGTATGAGGTTATTAAAGTAAACCTTAGAGCAAATTAAATATGGAAGAAGAATTTTATGCAACAGTAAAACTATTGTCAGGTGAAGAGTTAGTATCTAAAGTATCGTATCTTTCTGACGAAGACAAACTTATTTTAGAAAAACCTCTAATTGTTGAAAACGCTAAGCATAGAAAAGGTCAAGTAGAAGTTACTGGATTTGCTTTGAAAGAATGGATTAGCGCAACGTTTGATGATATGTTTATTATCAAAAGAGATCATGTAATGACAATAATTGAAATAGAAGGAGAAATTGTAGACTTCTATGAAAAAACCCTCACCAGACTAGAGAGCGGAAAATCTCTAGCAGGGAGAGGGAATAAATTACCTAGAGGATCAGGTTATCTAGGTTCAGTAAAAGAAATGAAAAAAACTTTAGAAGATATCTATAATAAAAGCTAAGAGCTACTACTTCTCTTGAACCCTGACAGAGTTATTCTACTAAGGTTTCTGAGGTTTGTCAATACCCTTTGACAGATCGCTAACACAGTGGTATACTTGATACATGATATGTGAGTTAAACCGTGGCATACACAGTAATGGCAAAAAGAAAGCAAACTGAATATTACGTAAACAACAAAGAATTTCTTGCTGCTATTACTGAGTATCGAAGTAAAGTTCTGCGTGCTAAAGAACTAGGTAAACCACGTCCAAGGGTAACAAATTACCTAGGAGAATGTTTTCTGAAGATTGCCACGCACTTGTCTTACAAACCAAATTTTGTCAACTACATGTTCCGTGAAGACATGATCTGTGATGGAATTGAAAACTGTCTCCAGTACATTGACAACTTTGATCCAGAGAAATCAAAGAACCCGTTTGCCTACTTCACACAAATCATTTACTACGCTTTCCTACGCCGCATTCAAAAAGAGAAAAAGCAACTAGAGATCAAAGGAAAGATTCTAGAGCGTTCTGGATATGATGAAGTGATGCACACTGACACATATGATGGTAGTATGTCAGGTATGAATGCTTCTTATTCTGACATGGGAAGCATCAAAGAAAATATTGAAACAAGAATGAATCGATGAGTGAACACCCTGAAATTGCTGAACATGAATGGTTTGAAACTGAGTGGGGAACATATCGTGTCGAACAGAAACGATTTGGAACGTGGACTAGCTATAGTAAGGAAGGTAAGGAGCTTATCACGGGACTCACGAGGGATGTTGTCATCAGTATGTCTGCGTTCCATCTCGAAGGAATCGCTACAAATTGGGCAAACTGTAGAACATCAGACCCGTATGATGGAGTCGTTGGAGGTAAACTATGAAGATCGCGATAATTACTGACCAGCACCTTGACGGTCGCAAAGGCAATCTGGCGTTCTGGAATTACTTTCAAAAATTCTATGATGAAATCTTTTTTCCAACGCTTGAGAAGGAGGGTATCAAGGTCGTCTTTGATTTGGGCGACACATTTGATAATCGAAAGTCTATGGACTTTAATACTTTTCACCGTGTGCGTGAAAATTATTTCGAGAGACTGAAACCCTACAACGTATACATGCTGCTTGGCAACCACTGTACGTATTATAAGAACACCAATCGTATCAACTCGCCTGAACTTCTCCTAGATCAGTACAAGAATATCAAGATCTATTCTGAACCTACTGAAATTCTCATGGGTAAGAAAGTATTTTTGATGTTGCCATGGATTAATAAAGAGAACCAGGAAGATGTCTTCCGTAGATTAGAAACCAGCGAAGCAGATATTTGCTGTGGTCATCTTGAACTTACTGGGTTTGAGGTAACACCTGGCATGAAGATGGATCATGGTATGGATCCTCAACTATTCCACCGCTTTAAGCGTGTGTGGTCTGGGCATTATCATCACAAGTCTAAGAAAGGTAACGTCCAATATCTTGGCAACCCTTATCAGATGTACTGGAATGATTATAAAGACCGCCGTGGATTCCATATCTACGATACTGAAAGTGATCGACTTAAGTTTGTCGAGAACCCGTATGAAATCTTCGACAAAATCTTCTATGACGACACCAGTGTGGACTACAACAAACAAGATGTGTCTGATTATAAGGACAAGTTCATCAAGATCGTCGTTGAAGAAAAACGGGACTACCAAATGTTTGAAACATTGGTTGATCGTCTTTACAACGTAGGAGTCCACGATGTCAAGGTTGTTGAAAACCTTGTCGATGAAGACAGCAAAACCGACATTGAAATCTCCGCAAAAGATACATTGACTTTGCTCAATGAATACATTGACGAGGTAGAGATGTCCGTAGACAAGTCTGATCTTAAAGGTCTGATGCGAACTCTATATATTGAAAGTTGTAACGTTGTGTAGGCATGTTCATCGTAACCCTAGAAGATCATCCTGATGGTGTATATTCTGTCTTCGATGAATTGGAAGACAGGGTAATTCCTATTTTTGAGGAAGAAGAAGATGCTGACAGGTATCTTATGATGCTAGAAGATGATGAAGATTATCCTCCTATGCAGATAGTGGAAGTAGAAGATCATGTTATAATTACAGCATGTCAAGAACGAGGGCATAAGTTCTCTATCATTACCCCTGACGATTTTTTGATCCCCCCTGACGATCCCGAAGAATGATTATTTTTAAAAAAGTCCGCTGGAAGAATTTTCTTTCTACGGGCAATGTGTTTAGTGAAGTTGATTTACAAGCATCCAAAACAAATTTAATTATCGGTAGCAACGGAGCAGGTAAGAGCACCATTTTGGATGCTCTTACTTTTTCATTGTTTGGAAAACCTTTCCGTAAGATTAATAAACCAGCACTGGTTAATAGTATCAACGAAAAGGATTGTATGACCGAGATCGAGTTTAGTATTGGTCGCAAAGAATACAAAGTTATTCGTGGTATTAAACCAAACAAGTTTGAGATCTATTGTAATGGTCAGTTGTGGAACCAGGAGAGCACACTGGTAGAGCAGCAGAAGAACTTTGAGGCAAACGTCCTCAAGATGA